ATTAAATAATATGGTGCCTTGGGAGAGGGAAATATACATTGGTCTCTTAATGCAACACATTAAAGAGGAAAATGAAAAGAGGAAGAAACAAAAATGATAGAAGAAGCTAAAAAATCTGTTGTTGACAAAATCAAATGGTTATGGTGGTTTTTAAAAGAAGAATTACCACAATTTTTATCAAATTGGAGAACCGTACCTAGATTAATGATGGTACTATATGGTTTAGTATTCTATGAAACTATGACCTGGTTTATGGCACTAGAAGCTCCTAATAACGCACAGGCAGGTTTTGTATCTGTCGTTGTTGGTGCTGGCGCTGCCTGGTTTGGTTTATATGTTAACGGCAAATCAAGTAAGATACAAAAATAATGCGTAAGTGTAGAGATTGTAACCACTATTGTCATTGTGTTGAAGCTGAACACGTTGATGAGTATGGTGGTCTATGCGAATGTAAAAAATGTAAATGTAAAGAAACAGAGTAATGGATAAAGATACAAACGAAGCAATACAAAGCACAGCTCTAGCAGTTGTAGAATCACAACAGAAAGTTATTGGTGGTGCATTAGTTGGTGGTGGTGCAGCTATACTATCTGAAAAGACAGATAGCCAAACTGGTATATTAGAACAATTAAGAGACTTGACTATTAAATCAGTTAGAGGTATAAAAGATGTTGCTACTAGACTAGGTGATATGTTAACGTTTGAAAAAGATGAAGCACGTAAATTAAGAGAACAAAGTACAGAGCTCGCAAAAGAATCTACTACTACTGAAATGTTAGGACCTGATATTGATACAGGCCAAGAAGGACAAAATTCAGAAAAAGGCAAAGGCAAATTAATGATGATTGGGCAATTCTTTGCTGGTTTACCTGGTGTCGGTTTTATATCTAAACTATTTAAACCAATACTTGCCTTTTTTGGTAAAAGTGGTATGTTAGTAAAACTATTTGGTAGATTTGGTCCTCTAGGTGCATTTATATTAGCCGCTACATTAATATACAAATACGCAGATGATATTGCTAAAGCATTAGCACCAGCAGTTGATAAAATAAAAGACATTATTGTTAAACTACAACCTGCTATTGACATAATAATGAAAATTGGTGACTTCTTAATTAAAGGTATTATCAAAGGTATTGGTGAAGCATTAAGTTTTGTATTTGGCACCGTAGAAAAGTTTATTGATGGTTTTAAAAAGTTATTTTCTGGTGATATTCTAGGTGGTATTAGTGATATATTTGAGGGTATAGTTAGAGCTGTATTTGCAATACCATTGATGATTGTTAACTTCTTAAAACCATTGTTTTTGGATTTGGTCAATCTGATTGCTGAACCTTGGAATAATATGGTAAATGCAGTACACGAATATATTGGTAATATATTTTCATCTATTACAAATTTCTTTAGTGGTCTATTTGTTAGTATAAGTGATTTTATTACCGGCATACCGGAAAAGGTTATGGGATTTGTAAAAAATATGTTCTCACCAATAATTGATTTCTTTGCTAGTATAGGTGATAGAATTAAGACCGTAGTAAATAGTGTTATTGATTCTTTACCATTGCCTAAATTTGTCAAAGATAAAATGAAATTTAAAACAGAAGCTACAAAAGCGGCTGATGAAGTAATAACTGAAACAGGTATCAAAGCAAAATATGTTGATGATACTATGACAGGTATGAAGAGAGAACGAGTATCTGGTGGTGGTGCCACTATGCAAGAAGGATTTGATGAAGCTCAAGGTGAAAAATATGGTACAGCAGAGATAACAAAATCAGGTACAGGTAATTTTGAATATGAAAAAGGTATAATGACACCTAATGAATTTGAAAAGTATAGAAATTTAGATACAGAGGGGCAATTAGCATTTTTGAAAAGTTTAGATGAAGAAGAACAAAAAAGACGTGAAATGATTATGGATTTGAGAGATAAGAAAATTGCTTTTGATAAACAAAATGCTGATTATATTAAAAAATACAAAGTTGATGAACCAGAGTTTATGAGTCCAGATGACCAAATGCTACAAGATGATAAAATTTTGAGACAACCAAGAAGAAAAATGAAAGATATAGGACCGGTAGAACCTGCCACAGCACCGGTAACTCAAATTGTAAATAGCTCGCCTGTTAACTCACAAACAACCGTGGCGTCAACATCAACACACGCAGGTAGTTTAGATGTAGGCATAGATAGTTACCACGATAGACACGCTGTTGCCAATGCAATGGCTTAATATTTACCTAAATCTTTTTCTGTAATTAGTTTGAATGTAAGACCATTATCATCACAATAAGCCTTGGCTGCTGACCATTTTGCCTTATTCTTAATATACTCTAAACTCTCACGCATATAAGATTTTGTTTTCTTCTTTGGCATTTTAGGTTTATCGCATTGACGATAAGGTTTAATCTCTATCATATACTTTTCATTTTTGCTTGTCTTTACAACAAAGTCTGGAAAGTATCGGTGAAATTTACTAGTGATAGGGTTATAGTATCTGATTGGCAATTCTTCACTTGCCCAAAATGTAATATCTTCATTAAGGTCACAATAACGCATAAAACGTCTTTCTAATAGTGACCGATACACTATCTTTTTGGCGTCTCCTACGTATTTCTTCGGATTGGTTGGTCTGTATAAACCTTTATAACTCTTTGCCATAATATACCTCTAATCTATATAAATATTGATAAAGGTATTTATAAATGGCATTTACAAAGTTAAAAAATCACATATCAAACCTGGCGACACCGTTTGCTGCTAATGCAATAAACAATTTTATGTCTGGTGGTTCTGCTCAAGCGGCTGGTAAAGTTGCAGCTAAATTAAAAGACAAGTCACCATTTAATATAGATAGTGCGCCTAGTCAAAAATTAATTGAGAATCCACTATCATTTAGTCCTGTACAATATCCACTAGACCTTGGTTCTAATGAACTTGGTCACTATATCATATTTGAATCAGGTTTTATAGGCTATAGTCCACAACAAGGTGGTATGTTTAATTCAGGTAAGAAAAAAGGTAAAAAGGTTACGTCTAAAGTACCTAATAAATCTATTATGAATTCTGCCATTGCATTGTATATGCCTAGCTCAATCAAGGCAAGTTATTCGCAAGATTATGGTGCTGAAGAAACAGGTGTATCAGGTGATATTGAGGGTGCATTAATGAGAAACGCAAGTGGTGGTGAGAGTGCAGACCAGATTAAGGCATTTTTAAGTGCAGGTACAAATACAGCAATTAAAAAAGGTAAACAATTATTAGGTGAGGCAGTACAATTAGTTGGTCTTGGTGACCCAATTAAATTTATGATGAAAAGAGCAGGTACAGCAATCAATCCTAGAAACGAATTATTTTATGAGGGTCCTGGTATGAGAGACTTTACATATACGTTTGACTTTTGGCCAAGAAATATGAAAGAGGCAGACGCAGTAAGAGACATCATAACAATATTTAAATACAATTCAGCACCAGGTTTTAAAGACAATGCAGGTGCATTATTTGAAATACCAAACTATTTTAAAATTAGTTATATGTACAACGGTGAAGTAAATACTAAACTAAATTTAATATCTGCTTGTTATTGTACAGGTGTTGAAGTTAACTATACGCCAGATGGCCAACCTAGTTTCTTTCCTGATGGTCAACCAGTACACACAAACTTGACCGTATCATTTAAGGAAGACAGAGTATTAACTAAAGAAGATATAGAAGAGGGAGCATAATGAATTACTTTGACCTATTCCCTACTATTCAATACAATTTATCAGGTGTAGTTGGTGATAAGAAAGACGTTACCGATATATGGAGAAAAGTAAAAGTAAGAAGTAAGATAGCAAACAATCTTGCTCTTTACGATAGTTTTGATGTGCCAGAGGGTGATTCACCTGAAACGGTTGCATACAAAGTATATGGTAGTACAGATTATTTTTGGGTTGTGTGTTTGTTAAACAATGTACAAAATAGATTTTATGATTGGCCGTTAGATGAGTATAACTTTCAACAATTTGTTGCCGATAAGTATGACAATGTAGAAGGCATACATCATTATGAGAAAACACAATCAAGTGGTTCACAAAAGGGTCAAGGTCCTAGTGATTACTCACATAAGATAGAAGTAAACTCTGACACAGCAGGTGCAGAGGCAGTATCAAATATAGAATACGAAAGAAGAGAACAAGACAAAAAGAGACAAATTAAACTTTTAAATCCTGGCTATTTAAATAATTTTATAGAAGAATTTAAAAACTTGATAAAGGCATAGATAATGGTTCGTACAATTACAGGCGATAAACTTGACAAAGTTGGTCAATATTCATTAACAGATTTAGAATTGATTTCATATCAGTTTGAAAAAGAAGAATCACTCCCTAGAATAATAGACATCAAAGGTATAATGTATAACTTTGAACTTGCTGAAGACATTATGACCAACAATGTAGTTGGCTCAGTTATTGTATATGATAGACAAGATATTAGGTCATTATTACCAATCACAGGATTAGAAAGAATAGCATTTAAGTTTAATACGCCAGGCACACCAGGTTATGACTATACAGAAAGGTCAGGTGTACCGTGTCAAGTGTATAAGGTAGACAAAGTAAGAAGAGACCCTAATGTAGATGGTGCTCAATTCTATCAAATATTCTTTTGTTCTCCTGAAATGTATCGTAATTCAATTACCAAAATTAGTAAGGCATATGCAGGCCCCATTGAGGAAGGCGTTAAAGATATAGTACGTAATTACCTTAAATCAGAAAAACCATTTTTCTTTGAGCCGACTGCTACCAATGCCAAGATTGTAATACCAAATTTAAATCCATATCAAGCAATAAGATTAATGGCCAAGAGTGCGATACCTAGAAACTATCCTCAAAATGCAGGTTATGTTTTTTATGAGACAAGTGAGGGTTATCATTTTAGAAGTATTGCCAGTATGATGGCGATTGGAAGTATAGGAGCACAAATCACACCAAAGTGGAAGTTTGCGTCATTGATTTCTAGTATTACTGAAAACAGAAAACAACCAGAGATTAAAGACATAGAAAGAAGAATGTCAAGTGTAATTAAATATGAGTATGATAAACCAGTTGATATGCTAGACAATATCTTTAATGGTATGTACGCCAATAAATTGGTGAGCCACGATGCCTTTAACAAGACAATTACCACTACAACGTATGATATGATTGAAAAGGGTAAAAAACAACCACATACAGAAATGAGAGCAGAGGCAGGCCTATTATATCCTGAA